CCAGGTGAAACAATTATTATACCTACGGGTATTAAAGCGGCAATCCCAGAGGGATATGCTATACTTATACAACCAAGGAGTGGTCAGTCGGCAAAAACTAAACTTAGAATTGCAAACACTCCTGGACTTATTGACAGCGGATATCGCGACGAAATCGGAGTCATCGTGGAGAACATTGAGCCGCCATTCAAGGATATCGACTATGAATTTGACGCCACCGGTAACATACATATTAAATCCATATTACATGGACAATCTTATACAATCGCGCCAGGCCAAAGATTTGCCCAAATGCGATTAGTTCAAGTTCCAAAGGCAGAATTTGTGCAGGTGGAATCTGTAGGAGAAATAGGCGAAGACCGTAAAGGTGGATTCGGAAGCACAGATATAGTTGAGCAAAATTAAAATCGAAGATATAAAAAAGGCGGCGATAGAACATGGTTGGGAATTATGCTCAACCGAATATAAAAATTTAGATACAGAACTAACTTTTCTTTGCACTGAAGGACACAAAGTATATGGACCATATAAACGTATTAGAAACAAATGGGAATGCCCTATATGTCAAGCTAACCAATTTTACCATTTTGAAAACGTACCTACACGTAAAAAAGGTGTGGCCCAACGCTCGATTGGTCTTGACCAAGCAACCCATACGACTGGCTATTCAGTTTGGGACGATGGAGTGTTGATTTATGCGGGTACGTTTGACGCGGCCGCAGAAGACGAAATAGAACGTGATATTGAAATTAAAAACTGGCTTATACAGTTAATCAATAACTATAAACCAGACATAATTGGTATCGAAGGTATTCAACTTCAACAACTTAATAATAAAAATGTTGGAGTCACAACCTATCAAACTCTTGCTCGTCTACAAGGCATATTAATGGCTACTTGTGTAGAACAAAAAATTGATTATGTAGTAGTTCCACCAGCCACATGGCGTTCACACTGCGAAGTCAAAGGACGGACTCGCGCGGATAGAAAACGGTCAATGCAAATGAAAGTTAAAGAATGGTTTGATATTACTGTTTCTGATGACGTAGCAGATGCAATCGGAATTGGTAAATATATAAATGATAAACACAAGAAACAAGTTGAAGTATTCAACTGGGAATAGGAGGATTATTTAATGGTTAATGTAACAATGGACCAAATTATTGCTTTTAGAAACAACGGAGATTTCTTTGCAGGAACAAGTCTTCCGCTGAAGGGTGCTTATAAGATAAATAAGATTAAGAAAGCGGTAGAAAAGGAAAGTGAGTTTTATCAAGAGAAATTCCAGGAAATCGTAGACCAGTATGCACAGAAAGATGAAAATGGTGAGGTAGTACTTAGCGAAGATAAAAGCCAAATTATGATTAAGGAAGGTCTGGTTGAAGAGTGTAATAATGCTCTTAATGACCTCCAAGAATTGGAAGTTGAGATTGATAACTGCGGACTTACACTTGATGACCTTGGTGATGACGTAGAGTGCACACCAGAAGAACTCGAAGCACTTATGCCATTTATGGAGTAGTTGATATGTACACTGCGGCCAGTCAACTTATTTTATAAGTAAGTTAAACCTCTTGATTCAAGAGGTTGACCGCGCGCATTCGACGTATAACACCAACGTAAAAATAAAAGAGAGGATGTCTACATACATCCTCTCTTTTTTAGTGCTTATCTAAAGTTTCTAACTTGTGTAACGTTTCTATATCCTGCGCCCTTTGTAATTTCTTTCTTAACCTTTTCAACTACTTTGTCTACATCATAATCATTATTTAAGTGGTCTACATTGATGTTAATCTCATACATAGTATCGCCGCCATATGAGTTAGAAACCGTACCAACCGAACTCATTGCACTACTTAAAACGTCACGTAATGCAAGGAAGTTCTTTGTGTCTGTTGGATTAAGAACAAGCTCTGGTTTTGATGGGGTTCCATCAAGCCAGGCTGGACCCGTATAATCCGCAAGACCACCAGTTTTATAACCTAGAGCTTTAAACTTAGCTTTGGTTTTTTGGCCAACAACTCCATCTACTGCAAGTTTATATTTCTTTTGGAACTTCTTAACTGCCTGTTGAGTATTAGTTCCAAACTTACCATCTACTGCAAGTTTCTTTCCTTTGTTGTTTGTAATCTTTAAAGCATTTAATGCAGTTTGTACTGCCTTAACTGCTTCTGAATCCTTACTATTCTTTTTAATATCTCCAACAAAATCTTCAATATATTTCTTAGCTGGAATTGGTTCTGGAGCCGGTGGTTTTGGCTCTTCAACTTGAGCAGGTGGTGCAGATGTGGTTTCGGTTTTTGGATATACCTCATTTAAAATAGATTTTGCAGCACCAGCAGCTTGAGCCTGTTCTTTACTAATGCCTTGACTCTTCCACTTTTCAACGGTTGCCTTATCTATAACATCTGCAGTACTTATTTGACCTTGTGTATTATGGAAGCCCACATCTTGCAGTGGATTTGCTTGTTCATCTAATGCAGTTGCTATATTATTTAAAGCATCAGTTACTTGTTGATGGAAACTAACATCAGTTGCAGATGGAGTCGCAAACTTTTCTCCCAAGTCATTAATTGTATCAACAATCGTTGCTGTTTGGCTTGCAATAGCCTCTTCTCCAAACTCTGATTCAATTACTGCCTGAGTTAACTCTGCAAAACTAGATTCAAAAGTACTATTTAATTGTTGTTGTGCAAGTAATCCCTTAGAGTCATAATCTTGTGCTTCCATCCAAGCATTTTTAATTTCATCTTTATATCTGGTTGGGTCTTTCAACCACATATTAACCAGTTCTTTATTATTAGAACTATTAATATCAAGTTGGGCTTGTGCAAGTTCAATTTGACGCTCACGTTGTTTTGCGGCCTCATCACCTTGTTGTTGTAATCTATCGAGTAATTGGTCTTCTAAGGTACGCCCATAAGATTGTTGCACTTCAGCGATTTCTTTTTGAAGTTGAGCAATTTCAACTTGATGGCCGCCAGAAGTATCAGCACGCAATGCAGCAAGTCGTTGTTGTTTCTGTGATATATCTCTTTCGGTTTTTGCATTATCTTCTTGTTTACGACGCTCATCAAGTTTACGTTTTACCTCGTCAAGTAAATCTTTTAGTGAAGCGGTAATTGTACTACCAAGTTTTTCAGCACCATCAATTTCCTTTTTAATTTGCTCATCAAGTTGTTGTAAAAGAGTATCTTCGAAATCTACTATATAATCTTGATATTCTTTAAGCTTATCATAGGCTGCTTTAATAGTATCTGTGTTTTCTTTAATTGCATTGTTGTAATCGACGTTTGCAGAATTGAGTTTTTCAAAATAATCTTTTACTGCCTTACCGGTCTCATCACTCATTCCCAAAGCGTCTTGATTAAATTTAGCCCAATCAATTTCATAAGTTAATGAGCCATCTTCATTTTTAATCGGTGTTCTTTCTTTTATTGGGTTATTATTCGCATCATAACCTACTGTTCGCTCGACAAAATAATTGCGTGCAATTTCAACGGCTTTTAAACGTTGTTCCATCGCTGCAATTGCCTGGTCTTTTACTTCTTGGGTTGCAAACTGGTCTTCACCACTACCAACTCCCTTATTTCTTAAAGTAATAAGTTTTTCTAACTCATCTTTGCCCGTCGCGAACGCATCAAGTTCACGCTCACGCGCCTCTATCATAGTCTTCTGTGTTTGAATTTGTTTAAGCAGAGTTTGATTATTACGCTCATTTGCCTTAGTAACAACTGCAATTGATTTGGCAGTATCACCAAAACCAGTACTTAGTCTAGCAAACTCTAATGATACCTGAGAAGCAAACCGGTCTTGCATTGCAGTTTGTGCTGCGATTTGTTGAGAGAGGTCATATACTTCAGTAAGTTCATTTTCCCAAAGATAAAATGCATCAGCAACCTTCTTTGCGTTTTCTTCAATTTGGTTTTGTAAATCAAGAACTGTATCTGCTTCTTTTTGAAGACCATCATTAATCTCTTTAATTTTCCCATTAATTGCATTGTATATAGCTTCTTGTTTTGCTATGTTGCCAGCAGCTTTAACTGCTGCCTCATTAATGACCCAGACGCCATTAACTTGATTCATATAATCGCCAAACTTAATAGTAGCTTCTTTGTCTTTTTTACCGCCAGCATTGTAGGATATCTTTGCGGTAAAAGCTTGCATATCAGTTTGTTGACGTTGATAACTTTCAAGTTCTTTTTGATGATAATCAAGTTGAGCCTTAAGATTATCAGTTTGTTCTTTTATTTTTCCGCTAATATCACCAGCAGTATTACCAATTTTTTTAAGGTCTTTATCAATTTCTTTAGTTAATTTATTAAGTGCAGAGGTTAATTTTAAGAGATTTTGGTCAATATCAAAACGAACAACTTCTTCAAACGACCATTGATTTGTTTTTGGGCCTTTTTCTGGAGTTGATTTTTTTGTTGCATTTTTTTTACTACTTGTTTTTTTAGCCTTGGCTTTTTTAGTAGAACCACCACCACCACTGCTTTTATTTTTACTTTTCTTTCCTGCATGAGACCCAGCATCAATTTCTTGTCTTTTCTTTAATATATCTTCAGATTGCTCATGTGTATATACTACTGCATTAGCCGGTAAATTAATCATTTGAGGTCCGTCAACGCCTAAAATCATTGAGCGACTTTCATCCGGTAACCATGCAATTTCATATCCTTTTTCACCAGTAAGGGTAAGTCCTCCTTTACCTCTTGGTCCAAGGCGACCATAACGAGAACCTTTTGCTAATGAACCAAGGTTTGGTAAATGATTATTTGGAAATTTATTATTTCTTCCCGTTGCATCACCAGGACCTTCTTTAACCGTCTTTTTATGAGTAGTAATATATACATCTTTATTTTTTAAACTACTAATTTCGTTTCTTAAAGATGTAACTTTACTAGCTCCACTTACTGAAGCACTAACCTTTACAGTTTTTGCTTTAACATTTTTAATTACGGTACTTAAATTATTAACGTCATCTTTACCTTTAACTTGAGCATTTACTTTAATAGTATTAGATTTTTTAGTAGCTGTTTTAATTTGATTAATGCCTTTTAAGGCCTCATTTGTCGACTTACCAGTATTTGCAGTAACTGTTAGGGTTTGTGGCTTGGAGGCTGCTTGAATAACCGAATCAATTTTAGTTTTAGTGGCGTCTAATGCAGAATCTTCTGTATGTACTGTTAAAGTAGTTTCTTGATTTTGTGTTGCAGGCTGTTGTTTATTGTCAATCTTAGGTTGTTTAGGTTCTGGGGTTGAAACAGGAGTATCAAAAGCTTTCTTTACATTATTCCATATATTTTGCCAAGTAGTACGAGCTTTTTCGGCCGCTTCCGCCTTTGGGTCTTCCGCCTCAGAATTTTCTGTAAAAGCTTGTTTAATACTAGTCCACAAGCTAGTCCATTGTTCTCTAGTTTTTTCACCTGCAGAAACTTTAGGGTCTTCCGTAGGAACATTAGTTCCTTCTTTCAATCCTTGTATCCATGAATTAAATTTTTCTCTTGCTGCTTGTCTAGCTTGTTCTTTTGGATCTTCGCCAGGAGTACCAAAAGAAAAATCAATATTAGTAGATTTTTCACCTCCATCTTTAGCAGACTTCCAATTAGAACTTGAATTATTATTAGCATTATCAGAAGGGTTTTCAGTTCCTTGAATATAAGAAATATACCCTTGCGCAATGGCTTCTCCAACAGCATTCCAACGAGAATTTTCTGTAATCTCTGCAATTTTATCTGAAAATGCCTGCGAATCTGCTAAATCTTGTTCATTTAGTTCTACACCATCATAAAATACTTGGGCTCCCTCTTTGAAAGCCTCATAGGCTTCTGCTCTAGCCATTTCGGTAGCCTGTTCGGCTTGAAACCCATCAGCTATAGCTCCACTAATTGCAGCTTTTAAATCTGTTGAGCCTTCAATTGTTTGTCCTTGGCGAGTTTGCGCAGCATATTGAGTTAACCAAGACTTATTTGAATCTTGGCCCATTTCGGCTTTACTATATTGTTCATTTAGAGATTTAATATCTCCACTGCCCATTAAAGCATTGCCATTTTCATCAATATTTTTAATTACATTAAGTTCATCTTCACTAATTTGTCCATATTTTTGAATATCAGCTAAAATTTGTTCTTCAGTTTTGTTTTGAGCGGCTGCTAATGTTGCTAACTCACTTTGGGTTATATTAGTAGTATTATCAGCTCCCCTATGAGCTTCAATATAATCTCCATTTTTTAAAGCTGCAGCAAAATCATTGGCTTGTAGCTCTGTCTTAAAATCATAAGAATAATTAGCAAAATCTTCTACCATTAATTTAGCAAAATCTTCAGTAATACCTCGCGCCTTTGCTAAATCTTCGACTAATTGTTGAGTAGTTCTACCATTAGTTTCCCAAATTAAATCTCCATTATCTGCGTAATGAAAATCTTTATATTTTTCACTGGTAGAACTTGCCATATCTTCCCAGGCTTGGTCAAAACCATCAGAATATTTTAATATGTCTCCAGACATACTGTCTAATGCTTTTTCAATATTACCACCAGACCTTTCTAGTTCTTTGTTCCAACGTTCCTGTCCTAATACAAACTTAGCATAATTTTCTAATTGTTGATTACCAAATTCTCCATTATTATAAAGCTCTTTCCATTTTTTGGTCGAATCTATAGCGAAATCTGCCGATTCTCCTGTATCAATGCCCCAGTCAAAATTTTCAATTAAACTGTGAGCCTCTGATAATACATCATCTAATTGATTTGCGGTAGATAAAAATTTAAGTAAATTTTCATTTAAATCAAGAATTGTAATATTGCCATCCGCGCCCATTGCATTAAGGGCCGCCGCGACACCACCTGCTGAAATTGCTCCTGTATCTAATAAATTATTTAATGAGCCACACTCTTTTGCCATTTCTTGAATAGAAGTAGCATTAAGTTTACCCGAAGCATCGGCAAATTTATCCATGTTTTCAGCCATATCTTGGAAATCTGAGCTATCATAAAATTCCTCAAAGGCTTCACCTAATAAATTAGAAGACTCACTAGAATTGCGTAAGCTATTACCTAAATTTTGTACATCCTTATCTGCTGAATTAATCATATCGTTATATGCTTTTAATCTAGCAGTAGGACTACTCCAATTAACATCTTTAATAATACTATCTAAAGCAGTAATAGATTCTTGTGTACCTTTAGTATAAATATCTGTTGCTTGTCTTATGAAGGTACGCATAGTTTCAACACCAGCACCCTCAGATAAGGCATTACCTATAGATGATAAAGTATTCTTTTGTTCTGTGGTTAATTTATCTAATTGCTCTTTAATTGCTTGTTGATTAGCTTTTTGTGCTTTTGTAGTAGCTTGTCCGTTTTCATCTATTAATTGACTTACATCAGCAGAAGTAGTCTGCGCAAGCATCGATGCCAAATCTGCGTAAGACTGAGCTTGAGTTTCAGCGATATTGGTTGCTTTTTCAGCTAATTTATCAATTAATTCATTTTTATATTTATCAGGAGCTTCTGCTACAGCATCGGCACTAACTCCAAGTACTGCAGCTATTTCTTTTTCACTTAAAGCATCAACAGCACTTTGTAATTTATCTGGATTAGTGATAAGATTTTCTAATAAATCACTATCTATATCAATATTATTAGACATAATATCACTAAATAAATTCCCAGATTCCGCAAAAGTATCACCTAAGGCATTACTAAATTTACTGTCAATGCTATTAAGCATGCTATCAAGTGATTTACCATCTGCCTCAAAATTAGTAATAACTCTAATTTCTTTAACAGCATCTTTGATAGTAGCATTATCTACATCAATTTCATTACCTTCGACGTCAGTAAGTTTCTTTGTAGATTTATCATATTTATAACCATAAAAATCAGCATATTCTTGCTTTAAGTCATGAATTGACTCGCCTTCAAGATTAACTGCATTTTTACGAGCGTCGTATTGTTCTGCCATAATAGCAGAAACTTTTTCACGATTATGTATTTCTTTATCAACTAAAGCAGTATTTACGGCGTTTAGCTTTGCCATTGCCTGTTGTGCTTTAGCTTGTTGTTCAACTAAATCAGCTTCTTTTAAGCGTTGATTATAAGATTCTGTAGTATCAGTACCTTTAACCTTACGCATTTGTTGAGCTTTTTGACGAGATTCTTCACTATTTAAATCAGCAGTTTGAATTAAATTCAGTGCACTTGCATTAGCTTGACGTTGCTTTTGATATTCTTTAACCGCTTTAAGGCCTTCATCATTAATATGCATAAGGCCATTTTTATCTGTTAAAAGATATTTAGGATCATTAAGCATTGGATACTTTTTAATAAGTTCCATTATTTGCTCGTTAGCATTAACAAGCTGTTCATTAAAAGCGGCTGTGCCTACTACTAATCCATCAAATGCATCTTCATTGGTTTTAACTTGCTCAATTGCATCAGCTAACTCAGAGGTTTCTTGTTTTGCTGAGTCATATGCTTCAGAGGCTGCTGCGGCAGCGTCTGTTACTGCTTCTAAAGTTCTTTTATTTGCTGTTGCAAAATGATGAGCCACTGCTATTGCTGCAGTTATAGCGGCAATAATTAATAATATATGCGGTGGAATTTTAGTAAAAACCCCTATAAAAGCTGAAGCTCCAGCTTTTAATCCACTTAATCCTCCACCTGCGGCAATAGAAGCAGTTTTAGCCTCCATAAAAGCAGTTACTAATTTTCTACCCACTTTTACTGCAGTGTCGCCAACTGTCACCATTAGTGTGCCAATACGCATTAATAAATTACCAAAAGGTTCTAATGGTGTTCCTTGTAAAACAGAACCAAACTGTTGTAAACTCATTCCCGCACTACTAATTTTGGTTCCTAATCCATCAAACCTTGAAGATAATTGCTCTACTCGTTCTTCTTCTGCAGATAATTGAGTAAAATCAATATTACCTTGAAAACGATTTTGGAATGCTATAGTTGCTAATTCTGGTTTTAAAGTACCATTATTAACCTCTTGCTGAATACTAAGCCACAATTTATGACCCGCTTCTTTACCTTCTGCAGTTAAAGTTGACTGATCAATAAGATTATCTACAGCTATAGTAGTATTCCAAGGTATACTATTAATTTGTTGTTTAGCTTTATTAAATTGTTGAACTATAGCATTAGCAATCTTACCATTATTAATATCTTTAACAATAGGTGCACTAAATTGACTTTGTTTTATAATACCATTAATAGGTTTATTCGTTTCTCCACTAGGTTGGCCATTTTTTCCAGGACGAGCCCAACCCGCATTAAATCCTTTGGAGAATCCTTCTCCACCAAGCCATCCAAAAATTCCACCTGATATTGCACTAGCCCCACGGCCACCGAGTTTAAGTAAACCTACAGTAGAAACTAAAGTTAATAAAGATTTTGTAATTCCTTCAAAAGGTTTTGGTGGAATTTTCCCAAGTATATCAATAAATTTATTGATAATTGTAAAACCTTCAGTTAAAGCACTAACACCAAATTTTAAAATTTGATTATTCATTAATCCCATGGTAAACTGGTCCCAAGCATTTTTCAGCTTATTTAATTTAGCCTCCATGGAATCTAATGTTTTCTCAAACTGCCTTTGACTCGCGCCAGCACTATTATTCGCAGCATCAACCAGTTCCATTGTACGTTCATAATTACTCATCATAGCAATGAAACGTGATTGCTGTCTAGAGCCAGCTGCAATCGTAGCTATATATCTTTGTTGTCCTTGACTTAATGAATCCCATTTAGACGCAATCTCTAAAAATACATCATCCAAATCACGGAATTCACCTTTTGTATCCATTAATTGGACGCCAATAGTCTTTAAAGCTTTATCAACCTTATTGGCATCCATAGCAACACCTTCGGAATCAATCAGTTTCGTAGGGTCTTGCTTCATTTCTTGGAATCTAGCTACAATAGTCTTCATTGCAGTACCTAAATTTTCAGGTGCTTCACGAGTCGTTTCAATCATCTGAGCAAGGAATGCAGATGTAGTAGCAAATTCCATATTAGCAGAATTAGCAATTGACGCAGTTCTTTCCATAGCAGAACCAATTTCTGCTGTATCAGAAGCAGTAATCGCGGCTAACTCTGAATAAATATCATTAATCTTTTGTGCTGACTGCTGGTTAATCTCCATATTAAATCCACGAAGCGCTGCAGTCATCATGTCTGTAGCTTCAGCTGCGCCTAATCCAGCAATTCTTGCCATTTTTAAAGTTTCATTAGCAAGACCCATTGCCTGATTAGTATTTAAACCCTGTTGATAATACAAAGTCGCAGCTTCATATACATCTTTAATTGTTGAACCAAGTTGGTTAGCTTGTGCAGTATATGTAGGTAGCATATCCCACATATCACCAACACTAAAGTTGGTAACTACTGCAGTTTCAGTCATAGCTTTATCAAGTTCTTTAACTGTAGAAAATGCGTCTCTAGCGATGTCACCAACTTTTCTAATAATTTGTGTCAATCCAAAATATTGTTGTATTTGTCTACTAATATCAGTTGCTTGTCGATTAAAATTAAATTCTTCCTGATGCATCTTTTTTAATGATTCAGTATATTTATCAATTTGATCACCAGCTTTATTATAATCATCGACATCTTTAGCTATACCCTGAGCAGCTTTTTGTTTTGTTTCATCTAGTTCTTTTTGTAAATTATTATGTTTTTCAATTAATGGATTTATGGCGATTTCTGCTTGATTAACCGCACCATTCATAGAATTAATTGCACTAGTTAATTGCTGATATTTCTCTGGGTTTAAAGTACCTGGCGCCCGCTTACCATCTGCAGTAGTACGTGGAGCAACTTTTTTAGCATAATTTTGTAATTCTTGTAGTTGTTTTTTAGCCTCTGTAATTTGACCAGTATTAATATGTCCAATAATTTGATTTAATAAACCATTTTCACCAACTATTTTAGAATTTTTAGTTACCCCTTGAATATCCTTAAAAGCTTTGGTGAAAGATGTGGTATCAATTTTTACGCTACCAATTTGCTTCATAACACTAGTCATTTCATCTATAATTTTTTTGAATTCACCAGTGTCAAGATTAAGCATGTCTTTCATATCAAGTTCAGTAAGTTTTTGGGCATCCTTACCAATAGCTTGATATAAATTACGCATATTATTTAAAGACTTCTCTACTTGATTATAATCACCTTGGGTTTTTATGCCCTCAGTTATTTTCTTTTGATACTTCTCATATTCTTTATAAAAAGCAGTAATATTTTTGTTTAAATTATCACCTAACTTATCTGGTAATTTTAATTTAGTTAATGCCTTTTGTACACTACTTACACTACTTACGACATCACCAAAATCGCCTATTCCCTTTACGGTTACGGTCATAGTTGTGTCAGCCATTTAACTTCCCTCCAATAAAAAATGACGTTAATTAAAAATTAACGCCATTCGGAATCTCTATCTATATCATCTTCCAAGTAATATATCTCTAAGGCTCTTAAGTTTTTTTCTCTTCCAACCGGTAAAGCTGTTCCACTAAACTTTCCTACAATTGGTTGAGCATTTTGTCCTAAAGTGAGATTAAAATCTGACGTAATTTTTAATTTCGGAATATAAATAATTACCGTATGAGTTTCACCAGTTACATCATCTTTAATTCTTGTACGTCCTTCTAATGTTACATACCCTTCAAAGATATCCTCGCCAATAAAACTCACATCCGCGCCATTATCATATCCATATTCATAATCTACAATAACATCTTTGTAAACCAAAGGAGTCTGTAATATACCTTGCGTCTTATCAACCCAAGTTATACCCGTCAGTTTCTCACCTGTTTCTTTATTATAAACAAAAATCCACGAATCTATAGGTACGTGGGTTAATGTAATTTTCCCCTCACTATCGGTTTCAAGTTCATCGCGCTGTGCAATTCGTACTATTTGATTCTCACCGATATTAACTAATCGAGTATTTGTCATTAAACCTAATTGAGTCTTTGAAAATACTCCCTGTGTGAAAATTAAATTTACTCCCTCAGTCCTGTTCCAAACTACTAACTTTCGATTATAGTAGCCACCTTGCGCGGCAACTTCTTTATGAATCTCTTGAAAGTTACTAATTTGAATTTTATCAAATGCCGCGATTACCTCACCTGCGGCAATTTCTCTACCTTTTATCTCTATAGGATAAGTGGATTTTAACTGCACAAAGTACAGTTCTTGCATACCGAATTCATTATCCATATATGTATTCCTCTAAACAAAAACGGAGAGACGTCGCCGCCTCCCCGCCATAAATTGCTTTATTAAATTACTCACCTGGTACATAATCCGGATCATTCTGTGAAGTTCCGGAAACTGCAGCGTTAGGATTTGTATAAGTGTCATGATTATTTTCAAAATCATCAAGAACAGATGCAACACCCTTATTACCAATAGCATCAGCACCGCCAGCACCAATGTTGTACTTAACAAGTTTAACCATTGAGCCACTCTCGGACTTCAGACACTGAACTGTCATCGAGAATGTAGCAGGGTCTCCATCAGCTTCCATTGTCAGGCTAACATCCTCAGCAGAAACCTTTCCCTTTGGAATAATGAACTGCAGGAATTCGTCCTTACCAGAAGCAACGTTTCTAGCGTATGTATCACCAGTAATGTAATAAGTATTTGAATTGAACTCTGCACCGATATCAATTGTAACACCACCATTGACAACACCATTATTAGCAGTTCTACTAGTAGCACTTGATGTGCAGTCTAATAGGTCAAAAGTAATAAACTCAATGGCCTGATTTCCATCTGTGCTCTTTCCAGTAGTCCAATTTACTGTAGCAGCAGCCATCGGAACTGGATCAGCAACTTCTGTACCATCAGTCTTTTGATAGCTAAATGCAGATACTAAATTCTTAGCAATATAAAGCTTATTACCAGCGATATCAAATGTAAGATAGTCAGTTGCAACCTGCTTAATATTTTCAAGGCTGTAACGGAGAGTCTTCAGAACTTCCTGCTTATCTCCATAAACCTTCATATCTCCACCGAACATGATACCAAGAGACTTAGCGCTGTATACAGCATCCTCCATCTCGATAGTAAGCTCTTTATTAGTATCCCAAGAAAGAATCTTAACGTTGCCCTTACCACCTCTAGCATCAACAACTTCTGAACTCTGGCTCAGAGTTGAAGTCTTAAGAGTGTCCAGATAAAGAACTGGAGCGGAAGGAGCGCCCTTTGAGTCTAACTCGTAGAACATAACGTCAGCGACTTCTTTGATAGCATATTTATCAAGAATAATTGCCATATTATATAGCCTCCTATAATTCTTTTTCGTCTATATTTTTTATCCAATATTTTGGTTTTACTTTTTTACTATCCGCACCAGCAAGAAGTGCACGTATATCAATATCGTATTCTTCTTTTTGCTGTTCCATTGAAATTAACCAATGGACGCACGCATAGCTCATCTCTCCAATATTAAGTGGATTTAACCCAATTCCCATACAACAAATTGCAGCAAGTAAAGTACCTAAAGTTGGTGCTTCTTTTGCTTTCTTTTTTTTAAGGAGTTCCTCACTTTGTTTAATTTTCATTTTATAACGCTTAATGCGCGGGTCCAAATTCTCTTCTTCTGGGTCTGGTACCTTTTCAGCTTCCACACCCATTACTTTACGAATTTGATTTTGAAAATCAAAATAATTATCTGCTGTAAGTAATCTCGGATTTTCTAAGTCCACATCAGGGTCTAATTCATCTTCACTCTTTCCAATTAGCAACATTTCAATTTCTGGCACAATTGTTACTGGCTCATGCACAAATTGCTGAAATGCTTCGTGTATTTTTTGTCTCACCGTCTCATCTTGATGATAGTTAATTAACAAATATTGAAAAGGAGTAGGAACCTGCTCAATCCTTTCATCTTGAAGAAATGCTTTATCTAATTCTTCCTGTGTTATAGTAAAAAGTGATTGGTAAATCGAAAAATCTTTATTACCAATCACATCATTTACTGTAGGGGGATATATCTGACAAATCCCTTGGAAATCAATAGGAAAACCAAGAAAAATTTTATCATCAATCATAGGAAGTTAATACAAAGGTCTGTTCATAAGCGGAAATTTCTTCGGTTAAAAAGTTTAAACTAAAATCTCCACCAATCATTTTACCCAGACCTTCAATCTTTTTACCATTTAAGGACTTTTGAACTTCCCCCATAATAGCAAAAGGTCTTAAATTTGTATCTTTAATAATCCATTGGGTCATTGGAACAAACACTTCAACACTTATATTAACGTTTTTAAACTCATTGTTTGATGCTAGTCCACGCGCCCGCGCGATTCTAACGGCAATAAGTGAATGGGCTGTTTCTTTTGGTCCCACACGAGGAACTATTTTAACTAGCTTATTAAAAACCTCATTCTCAATTTGTTCCTCAGTTAAATCTTCGTGGCTCAACGGGTCTTTATCAGTGTAATATAATAATTTAAGTAAGTTTTGATTAGCTAAAAGCCTTTTAATTATATATTGAGCATTAACTCCAATATCAGCACAATTTCTTACAGTCATTGCTTCTTACCTCCATTAATCCAGAAGAAATCATCATCACTATCTTCTTCTGTTTGCTCTGGCGGCGGAGTTAAATCACGAATATATTGTGGGTCTACGGATACAAACTCAACTCCAGGAGTTGATTGAATATCATAACCAGTAACTACATAGGCTTCCTTTAATCTGCCCTCACCAACTTCTAAATAATCATCTTTGCGTAAAAACTCATTAACTGGTAATATAAAGAAGCTTAATTTTAAATTTTCTGTATAGAGAACCTTACTTCTACTTCTAGATTTAAGTTCGTCTTTAAGCATGTTGTCTTCCTGACCATAGAAGTATGCCCAAGAAGTTTGTATATTACCATCTCTATCTTTCCAAGATAGCAAATGAGTCATTTTAAGCATGATATATCTATTATATCCACTAGCTTTCATATCTTCTAAATAATAGATAAGCCAAGGTCGTAATTCATAGTCTTTATCTGGAATAAATAAAATTGTCCCATTCGGCATATCTAAATGAACATCAGTTAATAAGTACTGCATTGTTTTTGTTTCGTTCTGACGCATTGGAGTTAATTCACCCTCATAGGTCTTCCCTTCATAATCAAACTCTACATAATAAACTGACTTCATCAACTGCCTATGGAAGTTTTCTTCTCTTTGACCTTGTAAACGAGATTGGAAATCTACTCCATATCTATTTAACCTCTTTAAATATACTTCCTCATAATATCCCATCTTCTACCTCCGATTGCTTTGAAAGTAAAGACATACAATCGAAAATTGTACTTCTAAAATATTCATAACGTAAATATCTTAAAGAGGAAATTTTATGAAATAGAGTATAATAATTAATAGTTCTTTCTTCAGGTTCAAAACCATAAAGTTCGATAATAATAGAATCTAAGAACTTCTCCCACTCTCTTCCTTTCTCATACTCGCAAAGTAAACCAAACAACTTATTCTTTAAGCTGTTTGCATATCCTTCATCCATACCAGGAATATATTTCATTTTATTCTCCTGCCAATTGTCTATATGTAAATGGCTTTCCTTTGCGCGAACGATAATAAATACGTTCTAACTTTAATGCCTTATATTCCTCTCTTTCAAGTAATTGTTTTAACTTATCTATTAAGTTAGCTTGCGAAAAATCTCTTTCAACGTAAAGTGGCTTAACATTCTCCCATGTCATAATAGTTCTATTTAACCACTCACATTTCATGTAAGTTGCAAGTATTTGAATCTCTTCATTAGCTACGTTCTCATCAACAAACATATCGTCTTGAATTTCCAAGCTAACCCTAGGAAACTTAAAATAAGGAATCGCCGCATCTAATAAGGAACGCCAATCCATTTCTCTTTCTTCATCTGTCCAATTTAACCATTCGTCTTCTAACATCTTTGATAGAAACGCATCATATACGTCATAGACTGAAGCCATTTTTACCTCTCCTATTTAGCGGCGGCTTGGTCTGCCCTGTTGAGTTCAATTGCCTTCATGATATTGACATCGATGTATTGCTGAATAACCTCAGACTTATCATAATCCATAATCTCATTTGCAATAGCATATGCGGCAAGCTCATTGATTTGCTCGATAGGAAGTTCTTTAATCTTTTCTTTAAATTCTGCCAGTGGCATCACTGTTAAATAACGCTTTCTTTGAGCATCGTTTAAAGTAATAATATTAACTGGTTCTTTTGCATCGTCTGGTTCAAGACCCAATGCGATTTTCACTTCCATATCGTCAATGCCGAGAACTCCATTTCTAAATAAGTTCTCAACACCAGGACTATACATAGCCTCTTCTAACTGTTCGAAAGGAATCACTGCTGTAGCACCTTTTCTTTCCCAAACACGTCTAAGTCTTATATCTGGCACTGTCAGCACAACTCTTTGCGAAACTAAACTTACAACTTTTACCTTCTTATCCATTTTAAATACTCCTTTTAACTCCTAAGCCATATGTATTCTGCGGGCGGTCGCCTACGGATAAACATAGACGGCTCTATATCGTTGACATAGACGAGCGGCCGCAGTATAAATACAACCTCAACATTTAAAAATAAATATGGGAGGGGACGAACCCCTCCCCTATCTAACTCATTATACGTTTGGATACATTTCCTTATAAGTCTGAAGGATTCCCTCATTCTTATAGATACCCCAATTGTGGTAAGCAAGAATAGCTGTACCAATCTTTCTATAAGTATGAATTTCCATAGATTGGTCTGCATTGACGAAATCCCACATTTGTGTATTTCCTTCGAATACAACCTTAACAACTCTCTCACCACCTGTAGGCAGTACGTAAGCAAGTTGTGGGTCAATCCATGTCTCTACGTTGTTCTCATCAACAAATGATTGTGGAATCTGAACAATCGGAGTTCCTCTGAAGATATTAATGTATCCCTGGTTGTGGATAGCATCGATATCTTGTGGATGATATACTCCACCATAGTTGCCATTAGAAGCAACTGGAACGATAGCATCAGCACCCATAGCAGCAACGAATTCAGGCGGTGCAAAAATAACAGCGCCAGAACCATAAGCTCTAACTGTTGAAATCAGCTTCATCATTTCCTGGCCATCAAAGTCATTACCAACTGTTACGTTAGCTCTGTTGTTAGCCGGAACACCATTCTGACTTACAGCTGCGCGCAGTGCTCTTTGAACCTCTTGATATACAGCATCAGTCTGAGCCTCTGTAAGAAGCTGAACGAGTTCTGCCATATTCTCAGCACCATCAAGCATTCTCTCGAAGTCGATGCTGCAAGCTCCACCGATTGCATGGCCGCTCAGTTCAAAGTAACCATGGTCAAGTCTGAAGCTTTCATATACGCCCGAAAGACCAACCTGAGTAAGGAACTTTTTAGCTCTTGTTCTGCCAAGCTTTGTTCTGAAGAGAGCTTTCTGGCCCTGTGGAACTTGCTGAACTTCAGCAAAAATACCTACAGCGTCAATAACCTTCTTAGGAACTACTTCATCAGCAGCCTCAATAATAATTTCATAAATGTCATATCTGTTCTTCATGAACTG